TGCTTTGAATTTGTTGACGCAGAATTTCTCGCCAATTCATTTTAGGTTCAGTAAGATCCTTAATCATTCTTTGAACACTTGCTGGAGTGTTACCTGCACCAGCGGCCTGTGCTGCTTGAATAGTAGCCTCGCGAATCTCATCACGAATCTGTTTTAATTCTTCTTTAGAATATTGTGGACGTCCGTCTTTACCCTCTTTTTCCCAATCAATGTGTTCGTCGAGTAGTTGACCTAAAGCTTTAAGCTGATCTTCGTTCATCTTTTCAAAGATCTCGTCATAAATTTGTTCAGTACTCTTACCATAATGATTAGTATCGTGGAAGATTTTAATTTCCGGAGGTACTTCGCCGATTCGATCTCGGATCAATTGACCGTTAACGGAGTAATCGGCAGCAGCATTCCAAATAAAACGATCACGGCCTTCATGTCTAGACATGTGATCGAATACATTATGTAAGATTTCGTGTGCAACGACAAACTCAACTTGTTTATTAGTTAACTTATCGAAAAATTCACGATTGTAATATAAGTGACGTCCATCGGTAGCCGCAGTAGGGCACCAATCACTACCGTCCATAATTTTAAGACGAGTAGCCATATTTCCAAAAAATGGATGACGTAGCAAGAGTCCGACTCGTGCTACAACAATTTTATCTACTACTGGATCTAAATAGCTCATTTATGCTCCTAAATATTTACTGTACTTATATTATAACAGGGCCCGCAGGCCCTGTCAATTGGTTTTGGCTTAGTTTCGATCTGTTGCCGCTGCAATATATTTGCCATACTTTGCATGGAATTGATCAAAGCATTCGATTTCATCCGGATCCAACGGAAGTTGATATTGAGTAAGAGCCAACTTAGTACCCATAACAACCAATTCAGTTTCAAAGTTATTCATGATAAAATTGAAGAAGTTGTTAACTTTCTTATTCCAATCTTTTTCATTCTTATCGCAAGAATCTTTAAGTTCGTAGCAAAGGCTAACAGTTAAAGAATACATAGCTGAAATCTCTTTTGATTCCATTTTAGTAACTTTGCCTGACAAGATATCCTCAGGTTTCGGCATCTTACTAGCAATTTTACGATGTGCCATAAACTTAACAGCAAGACCCTCGCCGACAGCACCTGAAACGAGATCAGTCAAAGTGCCTTCATCTTCCTCGTCATCAAATAACAATTCGCTAACAAAGGCCCAACTACGAGGAGTAGCAAAAGCACGACTACTACTCTTAGGATCGAAGTCGTATAAATCTTTCTTGCTAAAAGAAAGGAAACCAAGAACGTCTTTGTGAATACGATTGTCAGTAGCCCACCCGAAGTAGTCATCCCAGTCAACACGCATCTCCAAGTGTACAAAACGGTTTGCCAGCGGAGCAGGCATACGATAAGTTACACCTTTGTCGCTTTCACGATTACCCGCAGCAACAATATGAACATTGTCTGGCAATTTATAAGTGCCTACACGACGATTTAGAACTAACTGATAAGCCGCAGCCTGAACAGCTGGCGCCGCAGAGTTCATTTCATCCATAAACAGAATGATTTGTTTATGTTGTTTTGCCAGTTCAGCATCAGGCAGTTCAATAGGAGGTGCCCATGCCATCTTACCATGATCACTGTCAAAGTAAGGAATACCTTTAATGTCAGTGGGTTCCCACAAGCTCAAACGGATATCAATTACGTGGGCATCAAGCTCTTCTCCTAATTGTTTAACAATATCGGATTTACCGATACCTGGAGGACCCCAGATAAACAAAGGACGATTAGCCTTGAAAGCACGGCGTAGAGATTTTTTAGCAGCCTTAGGACCTACTTGACGCGATACGATTTCGCTCATTTGTTAACCTTTCATTAAGTTGAAAAAAAATGTTTTAGTACTTGTCTAAGTGTGTATATTATATGATAAAATCTTTACACTGTCAAACACTTTCTTGATTACTGTTGTCTATTTGGTTAGATTGATTTTGGAGATTCATAGCTTTTACTAAGCCATATTTGCGTATGTCGTCCGAAAACATATATAATTCAAAACTTTTCTTTTCGGAAAATACAATTATTGCTGAATTTGTAAGAAAATATGGACAATCCATATGTCTGTCAAAAAAGATTATAACTTGTGGACTTAAATCGATGGATTCGGTGAATGGAATTTCATATGATTTTAAATCTAATTCTGTTGTTAAAAAGTTAAAGCCTTCTTCAGTTAGTCGTAATCCTCCTGAATCTTTATTTCGATGACTTTGCCACCATTTATGTAAATGTAACTTTACATTAGCAGCATCTGTGCTTTTTTCTTTTTGTGTTAGAAATATTTTAGTATAAGTCTCTTTACTAATCATTTAATTATTTCGCCGGATGTAAGTTTTACAACTTCAAAATCCTCGGTATTAAACATTTGATTTAATTTTTTAGCTAGATTGTGTGCATGGCCAGGATTGGAAAAACTTACTTTTTTATATTTTGGTCCAGGATAATTAGTGAGACTATTTGATGATTTAAGATTAAAAGGTTGTCCTTTGTAAAAAACTGCCCAAATGGCATCGGCTTCTAAAACTTGCTCGCTCTTGTAATTTTTTTTATTAATATATTCTAACAATACTGTTGGTTTAGGACGACTCATATACGACTCCGATATGTACGTATATATTTATGTAAAAATTACTTAAATCCTCCGCCGTCCATTTGTACGGTAACTGTCTGTCCAGAATTTTGCAAAAGTTTATTTAATAGCAAATCATAGTCCTCTAACAGCTTAGAATTTACTTCTGATAAACAATAAGCAAGATTTTTAGCTGTTTTTATATCCAGTCTAATTTCTTTTTGCTGAGACAAATCAGCCGCCTTAACTTGCTGAATAAATTGTTGTATTGGATATGTATTAATCGGATTTGACATTAGTTAGAGCCTGACGCATTTCTATTTCAGTTTTAAAAGGACCTCGATACTCGTAACGTTCAATTGTAATTAATTTTGGACAAAAGCTTTTCACCCAACCTTTTTCAAATTTAATAGTATAGTATCCTGCACAATATAAACTTTTACTAGATTTGCTTTTTGTAAACAACGGTAATTTTTTTTGCACATTAAACAAAGGATTGTAAGGAGTACAGCTAGATGGAAATCCATACACTTCTTTGATTACTTGTGTACTGATAGTAGATTTAATTTTTGTTTCAAAAAATTCTTTACCAAATAGTTTTGTTAATTCGTCTTTTTTAGAAAAGAATTTTTCTGTTCCTTTAGAGCTTAACATAAATTTGTTATTTTCTTTTTTATGTAACACTCCAACCTTTTCTCCGTTTTCTTCTATAATCCAAAATTTTCCATCTACTACCGGTTTAGCTTTAAAATTCATAGTGACCTTTCTGGTATGTATTTTGCTTGAAATGGTTCGGCATATAATTGTATGGAATCCATAATTTTTTGCATATCGTATAATTGACAAAACTTCATTAGTCGTATGCCTACTTGACTTATATTTTTTGGTTGCTTAATTTGTTCATTAATTGTTTTTTGAATAATTAATTTAATTTCTTCTGGTTGATGGGACAAATCAATTAATCTTCGATTTCTTTCATAATCGTCTATCACACGATGCTCATTGTTATTATGATCTACCCAGCGTTGAAGCATGAGATTGTTCCACGCATAACCTTTTTTATCTCTATCAGAGAACGCTTCTTGGAGGCCAACTTTATTCTTTGTTCCTTTTGTTCGAACTCCTGGGAACGCTGAGAATACATTGTCCGACGTATCGCCTCTCATACATTTTTCAAAAAGAATCCACGAAGGGTCCGGCGCCGGTATCTCTTCTTTAGTTTTCTTATCAATAATACGTTTACCTTTTTTATCAAATATTCCTTCATGTGTAGTTAATGTATCTGCTACACCGTTATATTGTTTTACATTAGGTGCAATTAATTGATGAAAGTCGCTATCTGTAGAAATAACAATATGATTGTCGTTTGGATGACTTTGAATAAATCCTGCAATCAGATCGTCTGCCTCTAGTTGAGGATGATGCAAAACAGTGCAATTTGTTTTTTCAATAATAAATTCTTTGAATTTATCAAATGTTTCCCAGAATAATTTATCTTCTTCTGCTTCTTTAGCAGTCATAGCAGCTCGAGTTTCTGCACGATTGGCCTTATACGGAGCGTAAAAGTCTTTGCGCCATGAGCGACCTTCGAGGCAGAATACTACATGAGTGCCTTCGAAATCCTGCCAAGCTTTTTTAATACTGTTAAAAGTGATATGCAATGCCATACCAAGTTTAATATCGGCATCTCCACGTACTACGTGTCTTGCACGAAAGAAAGTATTTGCGGTATCTACTAGAATAAAGGTCATGAAACTTCTGATTTCCCTTGACTGATTGGAATTACATTAATATAACCAGCTCCGCGAGTAATATCTTGCCCTTCTTCGGCTAAGATATTTCTAGCCAAATCGCGAAACCACCGATCTACAATTTCCTCTTCTGGATCGCCATCGAAACCATATCCAGCTTGCTTCAATTGTACAATAAAATGTTCGTTCCAGTCAAGTTCAAAAAAGCCATTTCTTATATTATCTGGATTTACTTTAGTATCAAGTACGGATACCCACGGCTCATTGAGTGCAGTCGCCCGATCTTTTGGTGTCATTTTAGCCAATTCTTCTTGCCGTTTAGCTTCCTCTTCCTGAATTTTGGCTTCGGCAGCACGAGCAAGTGCTTCTTCACGTTCTTTTTCAGCTGCTGCCTTTTCTTCTTCTATTTTTTTAATACCTGTTATTCTTTTAATAAATTCTTTCATTATGTTCCCCAAGCATTTTTGAATAACGGAACTTGCAATCTATCACTGTACCGTAATCCATGTTTCATTGCTAATTCGGCAACACGTCTGTTATTCAAAATATAAACATTTTCTACACCACCTACTGGCATTAAGTAGATATGTCCACTGAAACCTTCTTTTTTATAAATTTCAATTACTTCTAATGCTTCAGATACATCTTCTTCCGTAGCTACTACAAATTTTAAATAAGTGTGCCCTAATTCTTCATATTCTCTAACTATATCAGGTCGAATAGCATCTTCTCTCTTTTCTCCACTAACACTAAGTTTAGGACTAACACTAAATGTCAGATTATGATATCCATGTTTATGAGTCCACTTTTCTAAGTACTTTCTGAAATCTTTAGAAATTGATTGAGTTCCGTTGGTTTCGAATGTAATGTCCTTTAATTTTTTAAGTTTTTCGTGACTCAATAAGTCAGGATAACTACGCTGCCATCCTAATAGAGGTTCTCCTCCAGTAATAACTAGATGAATTCCTCGCCACTTATTATCCGGAAGTAATTCTATCATTCTATCTGCAATAGCATCTACAGTTAATACAGGACTTAAATCTTTAAATCTCGGATCCCAACTAGCATAGCTATCGCAGCCAGTTTCTACAATAGGAAGCTCTTCATATTTGTTAAACATATGAACTACTTCTGCAACATCGTCATTGGCAGTGCTACGTTCTCCGCGCGGCATACCAAAACCTGCACAGGTAAAGTTACAACCGAATGTACGTAAGAAGATAGAAGGAACACCCATAAAGCGTCCTTCTCCTTGTATACTGTAGAATAGTTCTGCTATTTTTATTTTACTCATTGTTTTATTACCTCTAGTGTAGCAATCTTTGCTATTTTGTCTCCGAAGTCGTCGTCCTTGCCAATAATATACATCTGAGTAGAACTTCGATCATTTTTCTTATCGTAATATCTAAATTCTACAATTTTACCTCCGACTGCGTTATAAATTGTAAAATTTAAAACAGGATCGCTATGTATTGATCGAGGCTCAATGCTTAAAGTTGCACCGGCAACTTTTTCCAGTCTACCTGTATCTTGTTCAGAATTCCAGGCCTCCATACACCATTCTCTAAATTTTTTCTTAAACCATTTAACTATCATCGTTCATTCCTGAAATAAATTCGCTTACGCGACGTTCGGCTTCTTCTCTATCTACAGCCATTAATGTTACAGTTAATACATTATTCTTGTCAAGTTTTACATCATAAGGCATTTTACCGTTAAGAACAAATTCATCGGACATGGTCCTGACTACTTTATATTCTTTAAGGTTTTTCATTCTGAACAATATATTATCTACATCTGATTGACTCATTGTGCTTCCCCATTAAATTCATTTTCGAATTCTTCTTCTCCAAAGTAAACAACAAATTGGTCTCGAAAATCATTATCGTTAGTTAACCAATGTTTAATAAAATTTTGTTCTGTTTCGTCTAAATCGTAATAAAAATCACGGAAATATTCTGCTTGTTCTAAACTAGCCTGTTCTCGCATATCCTCTGCAACTTCCCAATCAGCTTCATCTGCAGATTCTTCCAGTTCGTCTGCGGCTACCCAAGTATTCCATGCTTCGTCATGAGCATACCCATTGAGTCTTTCAATAAGATCCCATGCATCCTCTAATGTTTTCATTAGCTATCTCTTTCCATCTCAGTTACTTCAGTAACAATGGCAATTACTTGATCTAAATTTTGACATAGAACTTTTGCAGTTTTCCATTCGCCGTCAGAATCACGGCCTGAAACTTCTACCATATAACCATTATCATACAGATTGATAGTGA